GCTAACCACCTCACGGTGCCGATATACTCGAAGACTTGCCAGGTTGGTCGAGAATGCGGCGTACGGAATCTTAATAACATAGGCGCCTTGAGAAAGCGTGCTGTGTTTTGACAGGTATCCGTGGCTCGGGTCTGAGGAGTACCACACTCCTTTGGACCCTGCGAAGCCGGGCATAAAGAACACGGTTCGGTATGAGCAGGACATGAGATCGGGAAGGGTTTGCGAGGTCACTCTGAGTCAGGGTTTCCTCTGGTAGTATTTCCTTAAACACAGCGACCCGACCCCCTACGTCATCATTGCTCGTCCACCCGTGGACTGACTCCCACATCGTCCCTGATCGGGGGCTGCGAAAGCAGCTGAAAGAAAGAGGTTAAGGATCCTAACACCTCATCTCAAACTGGGCGCGGCAGTTAAAAGACGCTTGCGCTGGATCTAGTTGAAACCCTCCTGATCAGATGCGGTTTCAGGCCTTGGCGGGCCCTTTCTTCCGATTGCTCTTTCTACTAAACGCTTAACAAATCGCAAGGACCAACGTCGCGAAGCCCGTGATGCGCTGGCTCTCGAGGTAGCACTCGAAGCCAAACGCACTGCGGTGTCCAGATCTCTCGCTCGCAGGCGGGCCATGGACACAAAGCGCGCCTTGATGGAAGGCATCGAACCAAATCCGGGACCGCAGACCCTCGTTGTGACTAGGAGGGTCCAAAACCCGGTCGACAAGTTCATCTCTGTCGGATCATACCAACATGGTGGGAAGAAGTGCCACTATGACGGTATTCTGCTCTCGTCCGCGCGGATCGCCACCAAATTCGCGTGCCCAGCCTGCGGCGTCATCTTAGGAGGCCCAGGGAAGCAACTGCACCCATGTGTGGTTACAGCCGCACCAGCTGGAGACGATCTCGATGCTATGGGTCTTCATGACATGAAAGGGACCATCGCGGTCCTTCCACCCGTAGACACTCCAGCCTCCGCACCCGCGACAGCCAGCCCTGTCGCCGCTGCCGCACCGGCAGCACAGCCAGCAGCAGTCGTGGCTGCTGCGACTCCCTCGGTGGCAGAGGAAGTCAAGGCCAAACCCGCAGTTACCTCAACCCCTCGTCCAAACCCTCGTTACTCCGATTCTTCAGCCAGGCCCGCGAACAGCACTGAGAAACCGGTAACTCTAGACTCACCGTTCGTGCTTGACGGTCGTAGGCTGGAGGATGAGGAAGCGGATGAGTATGCCCGTTCAGTGGGTGGGTTGTCGGGTAGTGTGGAAACGACGAGGTTCCAGTATGACGGTGAGCAGCGCATCGTCACCAATAGGAACGTTACTGAAGCGAGACAGGATTTCGTAGTGCAGCGCCTAGTCATATGCGCGCTCCATCCTCGCCTGGCTCCAGTACTCATCGCCACGTTCTTCCTGTGGCCCATCGTGACGTATGGTGTGTTCGACATCATCCACGAGTTGCCACATTCGCGACTCATCTCCCTGTCGGCGGGGGGGTTTGTCACTGGCACGGTTGGACTGACCGCGATGAGATGGTGCCGCGGACCCATCTCTACCAGATTGTTCTTCTGCGTTGTACTTGGCATAGTGCAGACGGTGCTACCTAGCTTGGCTTTCTACATAGCTCTAGGTATCAAATTGCTTCCATTCATCCCCACAATCGCCTGGGTCTTTTCCAGCAACAAATGGGGAAATTGGAACGTCTCGGTGTTCAAGCACAAAATGAAGGTCAGGTGGCATCCATATGCCTTCGCCGCTCTTTGCGCAGTCCGCTATTTCTGCCCGGACTCCGCTGTGGCCCTGATCTGTCACGCCGCAAACATGTACTACCTCCGCCCTGCGTCGAAAGACCCAGTCTACCGCGTCATCGTTCACCTGTTCTTCCCGAAGAGCGAACGAGTGATGTGGTACGTGCCTCACGCTGGGGCATGTGCACTGGCCGAGTTTTCGAACGGCACCAATGCCGAGGCGGTCGTTAGTACATGCAGGGGGAAACTACTGCGACTTGCATGCTTGCCTTTACCTGACAAGATGCACACAGCCTTGCTGGCTGGCACCGAGGAGATCGTCAAATACCTCGTTGCGTCACAGCCTTTTTTCGAGGAGGGGGCGACGTTCGCGACTGTGCCCCTCTAAACCTGTGGCGAACCAACCGCAAAGTGTACGCTGTCGGTGCCAGAGCGACGGAGCTGCCTATCCCTCGTCCTGACACTGACGTCACTCTGCGTGGAGGCTCCATCAGGATTCCCCCGACCCGCCGGGCTCGTCGTCGCATGTTCAGACGGTTGAACTTCTGTGCCGTAGAAGGCATGGCACCGATCTGCATGGACACCAACGATCCCGACACTGTTCTGTGTGGATTCTCGAAGCGGCTGATGCGCGAGGTCCCCACTCCAGATGCCCATCTACTTAGCGAGCTGACCGAGTTCGTGAAAACCTGGCTTGATGAAAACGTTCCCCAGGCGCGTAAGATGTCGTTCGAAGAATGGTTAGACTCGACTAGTTACAATGAAGCTCGGAAACAAGAGCTCAGAGTGTCGTACTTTGAGCTCCGCGGCGGGCGTCCGACGAGGATGCAGTGCCGCAAGATCAAGTCGTTCGTGAAGACTGAATCTTATCCCGAGTACAAGCACTGCCGGATGATCAACTCTCGCTGCGATCTCTTCAAGGCCTTCAGTGGCCCGCTGTTTAAAGCAATTGAAGAGGTTGTGTACGCGAATGAGCACTTCATCAAGCATGTGCCGGTGCCACAGCGCCCTTCTAAGGTCAGGGCCCTGCGTAGAGCAGGTCGCCACTATTACTCTACTGATTTCACGG